CCCCCCCCCCCAATAAATATATTGTTTTTTTTATATATTGAATTATATCATCACCTTCAAATTTAATGTTTTACTGAAATTCTATATGAGAATTTAGATATTTAAGCACCGAATTGCTTTCGAAAAGCAACTTCTATGTTTGGTTTAGTTAGAATAATTTTTTATTGTATATTTTTAAAAAATATATACTTACCCATAACAAATTACAGATACACCATTCAAAATTATTTTTTCTTAGGAGAGAACGTGATTATTATCTTTTTTACGTTATGATATTGCAAATCCGTATATAGATTACACATGATAGTATCGATAATATCGATAATATATTTTATATAGAAAAACTGCAAGATAATTATATACTTTAGTCAAAATATATAATTATAATTATTTATACCGCACCACATATGTTTACAGCATCGGGAAACCAACCATATTCGCGCCGATACCCATACCAGCACCACTCCGAGCGGATACACCAATCGATGGGGTGAAAGTATCAAGAATCGAAAATGTAGCCGCCGCCATAAGAGCGATGGTGGCAATCTCCTCGTATTTTAATGCGCGCTTCTCAGGGGGTATAACGAAAGCGACGATGGCGACCATAAGGCCTTCAACTAAATATTTGACGGCTCTTTTAACTAATTCTCCCATGGCAGGATGCATATCTGTTTATATTAATAACCAAGAAAAAAATAATAACTTTAATAAATATTAAACATTTAATTAAATTAAATTAATTAAATTTAATTTAATTAATAAAAAAATAACTTAAACTGAAATATCTAATATTTTTATATAATAATGTCTACCAAAAAAAGTGCTAAAGCGAAAGTTGTGGATACCGGTCTCGCTAATGAGTCTAAATACATTGATCTACTAGACGAAGATAAAGCTATTGCTGGACAAGGTTATGTTTGTCTAAGTTTCATTTCACCGGAGGATATTATAAAGGATAAGAACATGTTTTACTTCGAGAACTTCCTAAAGCAGTTTGATTTTAAGAAATCTATAGATAAATATACACAGTTCCTAAATTTCATAAGTCATAAACACGATTTAGATTTCCAAGATTTATCTAAAGACCTCGAGGAATTTGTGATTGAAGAGAAAGAGCGATTGATTGATACAACCATAGAGGACGACTACAAAAATTTTATTGATAAAAGCGAGAAAAAACTACTAGAGCGGTTCAACAATGAGCATGGGTTCCAGACAAATACCCGCGGAGTAAAAGTTCGTGGTGCATTTGGTTCACAAGAGGAAGCAGAGAACAGGTGTAAGATGCTTCGTGAGGCGGACCCCAACCACGATGTATATGTAGGACAGATGGGTCTATGGATGCCGTTTCATCCCGAGGCTTACAAAACTGGTCGCGTTGATTATCTTGAGAAAGAGCTAAATGAGCTGATGACAAAGAAGAAAGAGAACGACGATGTAAATAAAGACGAGTTTTATAATCGCGTAAAAGAATCCAAGCGGGCGGCGATCGAGGAAAATATTGCTAAAGCGAAAGAAGCGGGAAACAAGCTGATGCAGTCTATTGATGAAGATGGTAATCTCATCAATGCGGATAGGATGGATGTGCCAGGTAAGAACCTATTATTTGGTAATGGCGAGGAGGATGATGAAGATACGTCTGAACTGCGTAATGAGCTGTTTAACGGTGAGAATGTTGTTACGGATAAGGATAATGATCATGGTTTAAGTGAAATTTTAGATAGACAGAAAACACAAAAACATGCTGAGGTTGCTGAGGTTGCTGAGGTTGCTGAGGTTGCTGAGGTTGCTGAGGTTGCTGAGGTTGCTGAGGTTACTGAGGTTGCTGAGGTTGCTGAGGTTGCTGTTAGAGAAGAGTAAAAAAATTTTAACATAAAAATTAGTAAATAATTATTATTATATAAAATTTAATAATAATAATAATTATATATATGATTGAGAAGAGAAAAATTAAACATTGTGCCTTGGTTGATTGCAATCATAAATTAAAATTAATTGATTTACCATGTAAATGTAAATGTAAAAAAATATTTTGTAGTTTGCATAGATATAAAGAAGACCATAATTGTGACTACGATTATAAAGAGTTAATTCATATGGATAAAAAGATAAATGAAATGAAATGTGTATCAGAAAAAATAGATGGAATTTGAATTACCATTTACTTTTCTTGACATTAATTTTGGGCCCCTTCTTCGCCTTTGTATTTGGGTCATATACGTCCTCTTCATCATCAGATTGCATCGAAGCAGATATTTCCCAGAATTCTTTAACGCCCAGTTTAAATGGTTTATGTTGATTAGCTTTATACCAAAAAATCTGCTCGGTAAGTTTATTAGATTTGGAATTATTATTTATTACTAAACATTCATAATTTTCAGTGCATTGGTCCATAACTTGGCAAAAACTTTCAAATGTAGGGAACATACCAGCATAATTTTCATAAATTTTCTTCCTGTTCGAAATATATGGCTCTCTTAAAATAAATACATAATCAATATTAGTTCTTAAATTGGGAGGAATACCAAGAGGATACTGCATAGTAATAATTAACATCATTTTCCAATGGCGCCCATTCATAAACAATAGACGCATAACTTTATCACGTGTCCAAGTAGCATCATATAAACAATCATCCAATATTACAAATGCGCGAGGGTCAATTGTTGATTTTCTGTATAATTCTTGTTCTTTTTTAATTTGTTTTAATACTGTTTTTTGGCGTTTCAATATATTTTCTATAATGGAAGAATTATATTCATTGTGAATAAATAATTTAGGCACATGTTCCCCGAAAAATCCATTACCTGCCTCTGTTCCACTAATAACTGTTCCAATTGGAATATCTTGGTGATAAAATAGTAAATCTCTTACTAAAAAAGACTTTCCTGTATCACGACGACCAATAAGAACAATAACAGGACCTTTATTTTCATCAGGTTTGAAACTTATATTGTTCATTTCGAATTTTTTCAATTCTAAAGTCATACCTTAATAAATATAGCTAAATATATATTTATATTGAATACGCATAAATATATATGATATAATCGATAAAAACGAATAATTATATACCGAATTATTTCAATTCAAATGAAAATAATTGATTGCTTAATTGTATTGAACCGGAAGTATTATTTATTACTAAACATTCATTATTTTCTTTACATTGATCCATAATTTCACAAAATGATTCAAATTCTGGAAACATACCAGCATAATTTTCATATATTTTTTTTCTGTTTGAAATATTAGGTTCCCTCAAAATAAATACATAATCAATATTAGCTCTAAAAATAGGAGATATGTTTAAAGGATATTGCATATTAATTATTAACATCATTTTCCAATTACGCCCATACATAAACAATATACGCATAACGTTATCACAACCCCAACTTAAATATGGACAATCATCTAATACAATAAGCGCGCGTGGATCAATTGTAGATTTTTTGTACAAATCTTCTTCTTTTTTCTCTTTTAATACTGCTTTTTGTCTTTCCACTATACTTTCAATTATAGATGCTTTATATTGATTATGGATAGAAAATCTAGGTACATGTTGTCCAAAAAATCCATTATCAGCAACTGTTCCACTAATAACTGTTCTAATTGGAATATCTTGATAATAATATAATAAATCTCTTACTAAATATGATTTATAAGTATCGCGGCGACCAATTAAAAGAATGGTAGGTGCTCTATTTTCATTAGTTTTAAAACTAATAGATTTCATATCAAATTTTTTCAATTTTAAAGTCATATCTTAAGAAATATTACGAATTATTATTTAAATAACAACAAATATATGATATAATCGTTAGAATTTAGAAATATATTTCTTGTTATTTAAATAAATGGAGGTTCACTATAAAAAAAATAAAAATGAAGTCCTGTTTCAGGAATTCGCACATGAGAAATTAGTAAATATGGAGGATACCCAAAATTATTTGCCTATTTATCAACGATTTTTTAATTTAAATACAACCAACTACAATTCTATTAACTTAAATAATTATTACAGACTAGATTCTATAAAAGAAAAACTGGGATATTCTATATTCAATGGTTCTATAGTAGACAACAGCGATAATATAACCAACAGGAAGATTTTTATTAAATACAGTCCTCTGATTGATCCAGTGAAATATATGATTGGTAAATATGATAATTGTTATAATACATTACAATTGCCTACATTTGGGAATGATAATGTTATCTTTAAAATTTTAGATACTAATAATTCAGCATATAGCGATGGATTTTTTTCATTTCTTTCAAGTTTATTACTGAACAAATATAATTTTATCAACGGCATTGATTATTATGGTTCATTTTTAGGTATGAAAAATAATTTCACGGTTGATATTGAAGACGATTTAGAGTATTTAGATGATTCTGAATTCTTTCATGAAAAAAACAATGTATTATTTGAGATTGAAGAAACCAAAAAGTATAAGAATCTATTTAGTAATACTAAAAAAAATAAGCCCATACTTATTATAGACGAAAAACCTATTAGTGAAGAAGAATTTGAAATCAGTAATTTATATGAAGACAATGACGAGAATAATATTGGAAATATCGAAACTATAAATGATATAAACGATAGCAGTTCAAACCAAACCAAATTAGAGGTTGAATATACCAAAATAAATATAGAAACTTTCCCGAAAAAAAAGGTTAAAACAAATGAGCAAAATGAAAGTTCGTCTTCTTGTTCGTCAAGATATTCAAACACCAATTCCAGTAAAAATAATGATTCTGAATACGATGAAGATGATCAGTCAGATAATCACTCAGATGATGACAGCTATACATCGTCACAGGATGATTCAGAAGAAGAATTATTAGCAACCATATTTCAATTTCCGGTTCAGGCTATTGCATTAGAATGTTGTGAAGATACGCTCGATTCTTATATTATTAACAATAAAATAAAGGATAATGAATGGGAGTCTATAATTTTACAGATAGTATTATCGCTTATTACATATCAAAAAGTTTTTAATTTTACACACAATGATTTGCACACGAATAATGTAGTTTATACGAATACAGAAAAGAAGTATTTATATTATAAATACGATAATAAACACTACAAAGTTCCAACGTTTGGTAAAATATATAAAATTATAGATTTTGGTAGAGCAATATATACATTTAAAGGTAATTTAATCTGTAGTGATAGTTATGCACCAGACGGAGATGCGTATACCCAATACAATATGGATCCTTACCTGAACGAAAATAAAAAGCGCATCGACCCCAACTACAGTTTTGATCTCTGTAGATTGGGCTGTTCACTATTTGACTATTTCATAGAAGACATAGACGAGATTGAAGATATACGTTCCCCTATAAAAAAAATAATTATTAATTGGGTATTTGATGATGTTAATAAGAATATTTTATATAAAAATAATGGAAATGAAAGATATCCCGATTTTAAATTGTACAAAATGATAGCGCGAACAGTAAATAATCACACTCCACAAAATATTATTAAAAAACCAGTCTTTGAAAAATATCTGCACCCCAAGAAGAAAATAAACAATCAATCTGTCATTTTCAACATTGATACATTACCTATTATGACGTAATAATTATTAATTTGCATAGAAAACATAATCAGAAATAATAGTATGTAGATATAGGAAAAAAAATAATTTTTCAATACATCCACATAGCGCAATAGTTATTAGAAACCATTATATATATTATATTTTAAATGTAATATATATAATATTTTTTAAAAGTCGGGCTTGCTTACAAATACCGATGGAATTGTTTTGAAATTACCAACTATATCATTCAAATTTAATTGTTCTAATATCATTATAGCTATGGCACTCGATATAAATACTAAAAATGTATCCCTAGCTAATTCTTTTACTGGTTTATTCTCTTTTAATATTAATCTCATTTCTATAAATTTAAAAAGCAAATAAATTACACTTATTACGGACGAAGTCAACAGATTATTCATTTATAATTTACTACTATATATGAATTATTAATAAATTAACGAATTACTTTAATTCCATTATCTCTAAATCATTAATATCACCAGAATTAAAATCTAAATTATCAAACTCTAATTTATCGGGATCACTATTTAAACTTTCAATGTTCAATTGAACATCTGTTGTTTGGGTCGAATCTAAATTTAATCTATCATCATGGGGTTCAATTAAATCCGCCATATCTAAATCAATCTCTGTTTCTAATTCGGTATTAATTGGTTTGATAACAGCAACCGGCAATTCATGGGTTTCAATTTTATTTAATTCGGTGGGAGGTAAATCACTAGGCGGTCCTCCGCTGGTATTCATTTCTTTATTTGCACGTTTAATTGCATGATTTAAACTCTCTTTCTGTTCCTTCTCAATTTTATCTTTAACAAGCTGTTTGACCGTTTCAAGTTCTTTCTCCTTTGCTATCTTGTTTTGTTTTTGAATTAGTTCATCGTCGGCAACCACCTCTCTTGTTTCCACTACTTCCACATCACTCTCTAATGTTTCATCTAAATATGTTTTTAATATATTTTCAATAGGAATATTCTCCCTAATAGTATTTAAAATACACTCCTTTATAATAGTTTCTAATTCCCTATTGTTTTTCTGGATTTGCAGAGGCATAATGTCCTTTTCAAATAAATAAACATTTACATATACTTTTCTTGCTACATTAATGTAAGTTTTATGGATAAATGTATATAGACTTGGTATATCAATATCTACTTTTTTTTGTTTGATTCCGGCTCTGGAAGATGTTAAAGCCTTCAATTGTGTAATATGGACACAGGTTAATAAATCTTCCAAATAATTACAGTGACTACTGGCTTCAATTCTATCTTTTTCAACACTAACAATTTCAGAACTCCACTTAGGGATATTGTTTAATAAATTTTGGAAAGTCATCAAATATTTCTCTTCTTCGTTGTTTTCACTACACATTTTGTATCCTTCATCGAATACTGATTTAATTCCTTCAATAATACATGGAGTGAGTATATTTACTAATCGCGCACACCACTCGTTTTTAGATTCTGTAATCGTGGATAAATTATAGTCGTCCATTTTATTTAAATAAAAGCAATATTTTCTAAATTAATATTAATACGAAAATATATATAATTTAAACAAAACATAATAATAGCCGATTCATTCCTAATCTCTTTCTTATAATTATCTATAATAAATAGAAATTTGAATTTGTTTTTTGAATTTGGTAATTTATTTTTAATAAATTGAATAAGCATATTTCCCGAAAAACCATTATTGTATAATTTGTTTGTTAAATTTAAAATATGGAGTTTTTTATCGGCATTTGATAAATTATTGATAACATCGTCTATAGTAATAAAATTATTTAAATAATATATTTTTTTAGAATAAAAATCAGAGGTTTTTTTGTCTCCATTATTAATAAGTGTTTTTTGACTGCAATATATTTCACTAAATCTAGATAAAATAGGTTTTAATATTTTGAATTTATCATCAACTACTATAAAAAATCTCGTGCTATGATTATATATTTCAATACATCTACGAAGCGCCGATTGAGCGTCTATAGTTAATTTGTCTGCATTAATTAATATGATAGATTTAAATAGATATTTATCGCTATTATTTATTATTGTATTAGCAAAATGTTTTAAATTCTCACGTATAAATTTGATGTTCCCTTTTCCATGAGAACAATTAATAATCAAGACGTATTTACTTATATTTTCAACACTTTTATATATCATTTTCATTAGATAATCAATATAACTTTTTTTACCGGTTAAATTAGTACCATGAAATATTATATTCGGTATATTTTTAGTTTCATACAAATTGTTCAATTTGGTTATAATATTATTATCCATACAAGTGCTATAAATAATCTATAAATTAGTTTTAATTTAGTTTTTTAGTATATAATATACTAAATTATATAAAATATTTTATCAAATATTTTATCAAATATTTTAATCAATATACTATATTAAATATAATACTATTATAACTAATATAATGTCATCGGTTACAAATAAATTAATTGGTAACTTAAAACACAACTCCACTGGCAATAGCAATAGTTTTATCAACAGCAATAATGTTGTATGTATTGACACAAGCAATAACAGAATAGGTATAAATAAAAAAAAACCTGTTTGCTCTATAGATATATCTGGTGAGGAGGACTCTCATGCTATACGAGTACACCATTTACATACTATAAACGCAACGATTAATAGTTTAGATGTTTCAAATATTCTATTAACTTCAATCACCGGTATATCATTTGAAGCTACCGACATCTGCGCGAATACAATATTCGGAAACACGATAGATTGTATAGATTTATCTACGAGAAATTTATACATACCCAAAATATCAGTTATAGACATATCCACTACTTCTTTAGATGTATCAAATGGTCTGAGGGCTGGTAACATTGAAACAAATACTTTGAATGTAGAAAACACTATTAGAACTGGAACTTTAGAGTCAAATACTTTTAATATTTCATATGGAAACTTTTCAACTATAAATGTAGATATTTCCGCCAATATTCCGGAATGCTATGTAGGAAAATTAAGCGGAGAAAATATAAATTGTTTTAATATAGAGACCAATCAATTAACTGGATCCACAATTGATTGTAGCAGCGGGCACGGGTTTTTTGATTCTTTAGATGTATCAGATATTTTGACTGCTGGTAAGATTGTATCTACTGATATAAGCACGGGCGAGTTCTTCGCTAATAGTTTTACATGCAAAACTATGAATATGGAGACAGGCGAGGACCTGACTATGCTCAGAGGCACTGACGGAAATCGCCTTATTGAGAATAATGCCTTTTTCTCTAAATCTCCTGAGGCGTCCGATATAGAAAAGTTAATAGTGGATAACTTGACCGTCGGGGAAAAGTTAGATATTGAGAAACGTGCAAAAATTAATGTTGAACTCGGAGCCCTTATTATACCCACTTATGAAGCGAAAAACGATGATCTTCAGAGTCGGGGGGGTATCTCTTTTGATACCTCTAACCAAGCACTTAAAATAAGCAACGGCACTGACTCTACGGGTGCCGTCGAGTGGATTAATATTGCTGTCGGACCTGTTTATGCTAGTGTTGTCTTGGAAACGGAAATAGTCGGCAATGAGGTTAGTTTAAATTCAGATACAAACACCTGGGATATTGATAGTAATGTTTTAAATACTCCGTCAAATAATAAGAAAAAATACATACCCATCAAAATCATGCAGAACAACACAGGGGTCATTGAAATTGGCAATAATAGATTAATAATATCCAATGAAGAAAACTCTGTTTTTGAAATACATGCGACTGTAGGAATTAAGTTTTATAATTCGGTTCCAGGAGACGTTGAACCGGTTGTATACACGTTTGGAATAAATAGTCAAAACTCAGTCAGTCCGAAAATAAAAAGCACCGCAATTGCATTTGACAATAGTTATAATTATGGGAATTCTTCAATACATTGTATCACCACGCTTTCAAACTATGAAAATAACCCAGTATATTTTTATATTGAAGCAGATAAAACCGGCGGCAATTTGATTTTTGATGAATTTAATGCAACTATCAAGAAAATATAAACTTCCCAAAAAATAGAATTTTTTACTAAATAAAAAATTCTATTAATAATTAATATAACTGTTTGTTACGTGATATGATTTTGGCCAATTTTTTCACTGTAGAATTATCAGAACCCATTCTATAAACATTCTGTATCTCATTATAATATATTGGACATGGACAATTTACATTAATGGGAGGACTGCCATCATGTTGTTTTACTTGAATTTCCCCGTTTATAGTTGTTTCAAAATTACCATCATAACCTTTTTTACTCGTTGCTGTTAGTTGAATATTATAAAAACCAGGAGTATCCGTATTAGTTAAGTTATTGGTTACTGTTATTGGTAAGTTTTCATCATAATCATCTTTCGCTACAATACCTTTTAATATGTTTTCGTTTGTAATTTCAACTCCTTGGTTTACAATATAACTCCATGTTGTGAGTTGTTTACCATCGAATGTATTATGAAATGTAGGGTCTCTAAAACACGTTTGTATGGTTACTGTTCTTACTTCTGTTTTATGATTATTAACATTATCTGTTACTGTATATGAAATGTCTATACTTTTTTTTCTGTATTTTTTTGTTCCCTCGATGTCGATGTAGGAATCGAATGTCAGTGTTTGATTATACATACTTCTAACATCTATATCTAATGTGGTATATTCTGAACTAGAATTGTTTTCATCTAAATAATCAGATTTTTCATAGGCAATATTAGATATATCATTGTAAATTATTCTTACATAATATGTGTCTAGTTGATTAACATCTATAAACGATATATCTCCTAACAATATATTCTTTAGTTCAGACATTTTATCCCCAGTGGACAGTCCCTGAGAAAACGACAAGGAGTCACCATGAAAAAGTAATGTTGGTGCTATATAGTCTGGTATAGCTAAGTCCAAAACAAAAGTATCTATATGTGTATCCGAATATAAATGGCTAGTATAACCTAAATCTATTTCAAATTGTAAATTATTTGAATAAAAACTATTAATAAGTAACTTGCTACCTCCCATATGGTAATCATTCATTTTATTGTATACCCGCTCTTTGTTTGTAAAGTCATATATACCCGATATAGCTGTAAGAAAATATCCAAAATTAGTTTCTGTGGTTTGAAATACATTCGTTAACTTATCAATACTTTTCTCACCGTACTCGTTATCGGTGTAGCTCATATTATTTTTACTATCTCCTTCCATAGCTATTTCTATAATTGATTGGTTAATTTGAACCTTCAAAGCCTTGTTAAAATAATGATAATTATCAAAAAGGGCATCTATAAAATTATCTATATTTATCTTATTGTATACATCTGTATAAGAAACATCAATATAAGATACATCCGCAAATAAAGACCGATTCAAATGCCTTTCATTGAGTTCAAATATAATATTATCATATGTTTGTTTCATTGTTGTGTATTTAAATAATGCATTCTCCAATATATCATAATCACTCGTATTGCTTATTTTTCTATAGCTACCTGTCTTGGTTTTTAATAAGTTCAGAATGCCAGAAGAATCAGAAGAATCAGAAGAATAATAATAATTGAAAGTGTTATTTATATAAGAAATATCCAGCACAATAGCACTAGCGTCTGTTAATAATTGTTCCACATTTGTAAAATGTGTTAAATCATTGTAAATGTTATCCGGAAATGCTTCATTTATATACTCGTGGTTTTGATGAAATAGAAAAATGCTTTTTATCAATTTACATTTTTCTTTTAGTTGCTTAGAATTATGAAAGTTATTTGAATATAAATTATTCAAACTGTCAGTTTCTAAATCCAATTCATAAACGTTTGGTATTCTTGTATTTCTTGCTGTAGAATATTTATCTGTTAAATATTGAATACTTGTTGTATTATTTTTAAATTGATATTGTTCAGGATAATATGAATTGCTAGCGTCGTGATATAATAGTTTATTAGAAATTATATCCCATATAAAGTCCACTCTGAAATTTAATATAAGCAAACGGTTCTGTGTATAATTTAATGAATCCACTTTACTTTTATCATATATAATATTCTGATTTCCTTCTACATCAAAGATGTTGAACTCTTTATTAATATAACCCAGAGATTTTATAGTATATTTTAAATTGTTTTTATTATAGATATTTATTGGGATTATTGCGTCAGAATTTTGATAGATATTTCTATAAAAATAATCATTTAAATCAATTATATAGCTATGGCTCATTTTTATATCCGCTGGATTATTAATTACATCGTTTGGTGTTTGTGGTCTAATATCAAAATTTTCCAAATAATTACTCGAAATGTCTAGCTCATCATTTATAAAGTATGACACGATGAATTTAAAATCTTTATTAGAGTTATTATTGTACGTCGTGATATCTTTTTTCCAGTCGTCAAAAAAACAACCATACAAGTCATTATCAGATATTTCAATTAAATATTTATTATTGTTGGAAAATCCGGTTTTTGTTGTTTCTAAATTTGAAGTCGTTTCATTCACGTTAAAATTGTTATATACTTCATATGAGTGGAAAATGAAAACATTGTCATCGTTTATATAGATATTATGGTAAATATTTTGCAAAGTTATCCCTATATATTGATTATCGACACCGTTCGTCATTGAAATATCACGAAGTGATAAAAATACCATATTTTTCAATTCTTCATCAACATCATTTTGGCTGTTTTCATGGACGTTATATAAAATACCACTGCTGTCAGCCGAATTTAATAAATATGCGTTCAATTCAATTGATCCATTTGATAATAATATATTTTCTTCTTCTGTCCCCGGGTTTACATCTACATTATTATCACTTATATCACACAATATATTCACCGTATATTCTTCAAATAATACATTACTATTATCAAGTGGATATTTACTCGGTGTTTTGTGTTTTGTAAAAACATTATTGGATAAATAATCTATTGACTTTCTCGGGATATATAAATTTGATAAATCTATATGAGTTTGATATATAAATGTTATTTCATTATCTATTATATCAGAGAAAATAATTCTACCCGAAGACAGATATTTATCCAAATAGTAGTCGTAAACTTCGTTTCCATCCATTATTGATGTTGGTTTATTATATTTGATTTCATTAATTTTACTTATAAAATTTTTTTTTAAAAATCTCGTTTCTAATAATTTATTATTCTTGAAATAATTATAATAATTATTAATTTCCATGACATCATTATCACGAAATAGATACAGTAATGGATTTATTTCATATCTCGGATTATCCATATCTCTATTCGAACTATAACTACTCAGTAAATTTCTACTTGAATCGATCTTACAATCATACATCAATATATTTGTTTGCGACATATTTGCACTTACATCGAATAAATAGTTTCGGGATAAATATTCGGATGACTCAGTTGATTTTTTAAATATTATTAAGTTACGCGAATTGTCTAATAAAACATTATCCCTAATTTTTTGTTGCGTCAAACAATTCACATTGACCCTCTTTCCATCCTCACCGGTTTCTAATTTACGCGAAACTAATAGCTTATGGGTATCACCTGTTATTTGACTTGTATCTTCCACATTATTAGGAGACAAAACATTGTCGGTAAGATATATATTGCCACCAGAAAAAACTATATTATTTCTTGTTTCTATTTTACCACCCATGTTTGGGAAATTTTTTGAATAATAATATAATGGAGATGGTGTAGTTGCTGATAATATCAATTCCGTTCTACCATTATTTAGGCCCGACATACCATAATCGGTTATGCCTTTTGTAAATTCTACACCATTATTATGTGTCCCGTCTTCGGTAATTGAGAATTTTATTCTATTATAAAAATTGCGATGTGAGCCCTGATTAAATGTGTATTTACCCATTGGTAAGTGTAAATTTGCTCTACTTAATACAACGCTAGTTGTATCTGCTGAGTATATTTCTCCTGATAATGTAAAATATTGACCCGAATTATCCAATGAATTATATCCGGATACATCTAAATCAAATGTTTTACTTAGTAATCCATTCGTTGATATTTGTTGAACAGTAAATCTTTCACATTCGTCTGTATATAAAAATACATCTTCCAATAATACCTTGCTTGAATCACTAGTAAAATATTCTAAGCTTGCTCTATTAAAATCACTAGTTACCACCAATTCAAACACTCCCCAATAATAATTATACCCTTGATGTTTTTCTATGTTTCCTCCAGACATATCTATCATACCGCTAATATCATTGTTATAATTAGAACCAACCAATCTAATGGCATTTGAAGAATCTCCTATGTTTATTTTATATACCCCTTTATATAATCCAATTTTATGATTAATATTAATATTCGACTGAATAAAATCATTAAAATCATTTATCTCTAATGGCAAGCAAGTTATACTTACCACATGGACATCTCTCGTTGCTGTAGTGCTATAATTATCATCCGCCATAAATTCAACTTCTTGAATACCCAATACATTTTCATCAATGGTTTTTTGTATTGAAATATTATACAAAGTCGGAGATTTTACCCCATCCCTATAATTAGCTAATTCACCTAATAAATCTTGATATGGTTTATATTGTTGATGATAAATTTTATAAAATCTATTTCCACAACTGTCCTCGGGGTAAGTTAATTTTATAAAGTCTGAAAATTCCTTTATATGAATATTCCTTGAGATACTGTTTGTCTTGTTATCTAAGATAGTAGATACGGTATATGTTTGTTCAAAATACTCCTCTTGATCCAAATAAGTTAAATAAGTATTACTAATATCAAATAAAGGTATCGATTTAACTCTTATATCTTGAAATAGGAAAAGATCATCTATCTCTTCATTATTAATAATTAGAATATCTACTTTTTTAACTCCACTTGTCAACGCTTCAAATTTAAATACGCGCTTCTCTTCGGGAGTTTTAATTTCTATTTCATATTGTTTTTCACCCTGGCGGGCAGCGCGGCTGCCATGAGACGCATGATAAAAAACATTATTATTTTTTTGAATAATATTACCTCTCTCTTCTGCGTCCCATTTAACGTCTTGACCACCTCTGCTTATATCGACAAACAATCTCCCTAACCCGAATGCAGGGTTTTCCCCTGCAGCGATGTTCGTGTTGCTTCCATCTAAAAACCGTATAAACATATCTGGCTCAAATCGTAATTTATGTACTGTTTTGTCATGATATTTGAATGTAATCTCTGCACGCGCACATAGAGACCGCCGCGGCGTGCCTACTTGCCGTGGTGCAGGTGCCATGAGACTAACTACTATTTTACTATTTTCTGTATAGACATGACTTAAATCAATTGTGATTTCATTCTGATCCTGTCCACGTCGAGATTCTATTTCGCCTATATAATTATCAATCGAATTTCCTGTATAAGTAATTTTTTGGGTAACTCGAGAACCTGTTATCGAATCCAGGTTTTCATTAATTAATGAGAACGTTGAAATAAAAGGACCTGTAATATTAATACCAGGTATAGAATATATAATATCACCTGAATCGTTTTTCGCAAATAAATTTGGGTTACTTAAACTTGCATTTTCCAGATAAAATAAATCATTTGAAAGTTTTGTGCGTACATCATTTGAAATTAATGGTAATTCAATATAATCAATATTCGGATAATCGGGCGATAGTATAAAAGATAAAACAGGCAAGATATTATTTACAATATTAAAATTTATTACTTCTAGAAATGATTCAAATGTTCCATTGTCCACATAATAACTTTGGAACAATATTTTGTATTCACCTGTCACATCAAATACTATATTATTTGTAACGGTATTATTATCAACTGCAACGTTACTAGTGTCATAGGTCGCACTCATCGCGAATTGCAATAGATCAACTTCTAGTATCTCGAGTAATTGATAAGTTATTGTTTTAGTTGATGAATTATAGTTCAAACTTATGTCATATGATTGTAAATTATCTGTATTTCTTATCGTTTGGTTGAAAATATCATTAAAATTGCTATTCAAAGAAAAATCATTTCCCATAAATGATACTTTTGGTTCTATAATAAATTTTGTTTCTTGTATTATTTCTATTGTTATTATTTTTGTGTTTGAATTGTCATGAATATCAGTCGCTTTATAGAATAATTCGTAAGAAATATTAATATTGCGGGTCTTTTCTCTGGATAATATTACCCCCGAATTGGAAAAATCATAAGTTTGAGACTCCAAGTTGACCTCGCTGAATATATCAAACTTTTCCTGATTGCTATCTTGAATATAAATATCAATGGATTTCAAATCAGACCCGGCATCTCTGAAAGAAGCACTTGGCACAATGAATTCCTCAAATCTGAGTATCTTTATCGCATCATTATTATATTCATGATAAATGTCTTCTACAACATTTACATTTATGATTGGCCCGGTAGTATCTTCAATTATTAATTGTCTTGTCATTACGTTCTTTTTCCCTTTTATATCCTCCGCGCTATATTCAACCGTATGAATACCCACTTTTGGATTTTCTAAATCGATATTATTGTTACTATCCGAACTAGTTATGGCTGTATTAAATCTTGTAAACAAATAACTAATATCCTGACTCGACAAATAGTATTTATCATAACTGCTAACTGCATTTACTCCCAAAATCAATGATGCATCACTTAATAAATTACCTGCTTCATGATAAATTGTATAACTTATATCATCAAAAATGGGTCCTTCGTTTCTGATAAAAATATTAATATCGATTACTTCTGAACTAACACCTGTATCTGATTTTGAATACACCGATATTTCGTGAACTGTGTCTGGTTCGTAATAAATTAAGTCTCTTTCTGTTATACCTCCTGAGATAGTATAAACAAAAGAGTTCGGATCCCTTCTATTGTGTGATGATTCTAAATAATTATTTAGTCTAAAATTAGTATTTCCGAACAAAATTTCAATATTTGAGGAATCTACATCAGATTTTATACTTATTTCCGGTTTAGAATTATCGATTATATCTACTTTTCTCAATATTGTATTAGAATTTCCTTGATTATCTTCAACATAATATTTTATAGACAAATTTTTGGTTTCTGTTGTTGAAAATAACGCCAAAATATTGTCGGATATATCATTAATGTTATCAATACCTGCCTGAAAGATGGTTGTACCCGATATAGTAATTGTACTAGATATATCGTTGTCATAATTATCTTCAATATAATAGTCAAATAATATAGAATTTAATTCAAATCGGATCCCTGAAGGATCTCTCTTAAAATCAATAGCATGATAGCTAAAATCTTTATCCGGTGTATTTGTATTTGTAGGAAAACTAACATAAGCAAATTCCACAAATCGAGCTGAAAAAAAATTAAATGAAAAACTTATTTCCGGTGGTTGAGTATCTACTATTTTCACGCTGCGCGATTTAAAAGTTTTCATTCCATTTGTACCAACCGCTTCATATGTGAAATCCAAATCAATGAGTTCTTTAAACTTATTATTATCTAAGTAATCACTTGATCCTAATCCATTTTCAGAAAAAGATACATCGTAATTCTTTATTTTTAGAGTAACATCGACTCGAACAACCGTATCATTAAAACTTATTTCTTTTATTATACTAAATAAATTATCAACAGAAGAATTAAGATTAAAACTAAAGTCAATGATACTCGATGCATCTGTTAATCGTGCTTCTCTCTGTTGTTCGGATAATACAGATATTATATCTGAATTACTAATATCAACAAGTTTAAAAATAGGTTTTTTATCGTCAACTTTTTCGACTATTCTGATAAGAGTCTTGCTGACATCTGTCGAGNTTTTTTCAACAATATATCTTATATAATATATATCTCCTGTTTGGGGCAGANGAGAACGAGACGATTCCGAGGTTAATGTAAAGGGAACACCGTTATAATAAAAACCTTGTATTTCGTATGAAAAGTCATATCTTGCTCCGTCTATTATAATTCCGGGATCTTGATAATCCTCGGTATCGTTATCTAGTTGTTTTTTATTACCATCTACCAATTCGATAATTGGAAAATCATTGATGTAGCAAATATCAAAAGTTACTTTATTACTTTCAGTTATTTCATTCACATAATGAAAAGTTATTTCCGGTTTCGGGCTTTCAGGGTAGTGGCCACTCCCAATGAGAACGGGTTCGTATCTAGAGTTAGCGTAATATAATACTGGTATATTACTATAACTTGAATCCGTATCACTTTCAGGAAGTAATTTTATATGATTACTAATATCAAAGGTTTCACCACTTGATAATACTAATGTTCTAGTTCCGAACGATAATCTTAAAGTTGGAGTTGGATGTATAATATTTACCATAAACGTTCTTGATAACGAGCGGTTCAAATTAGATACATCTAATAAATTGCTTATATCATTGTAAATACTATCATCATCACCCAAACCTTTTACTTGAACAGTTAATTCATAATCTCCAACAAGCGTAGGGTCGATTTGAGAATCATCAAAACCAAAAATATCAATTTCAACAAGACTACCATCTACGATTAAATAAACATCATTTTCATCTTTGTTTTTCATAGTAATTGTAAAATCGGTATTTGTAATTCTTAATGTTGTTTTTAATACTGTATTTTTATATTCTTGGGTGATAGTAATAGTATTGTTGCTTGAATCTATAGAATCAATGGACACGGTAGTCCCATCTAAAAAAAAAGACGAAAAAGCTCTTTTTATCTCAACAAAATCCCAGTAATTTTTATTCGCTGTTGTTCCTGTTGTTCCTGTTGTTCCTGTTGTTCCTGTTGTTGTGGACTCGAAATTTAAGAAATTGGTTTCTCTTAATATTAGATTTTCGTTTTCGCTATCGAGATAGCTGATATTGAAACTACTTACATTCTGTATTTTAATACCATCCGAATTAACTACATTCAGATTCTCTTTAAGGTTAGTAATCAGATGCTTTGATAAATAATAATTATAGTCTTCGTATTTTGTGTTATTATACTTAAACGCATGAGATACGTCGCTGTAGCTTGTATCATCACTTAAATTACGATATTCACCTGAGATACTAATCTCAAATGGTAACTCTATTTTATTTCTTGAATTATCATACACATAGACATCTAAATTGTCGTATAAATTATATGATATCTCGATATTAGGTTGAGCTGTTAATTTCAATGTATTTGTTTTGGGGTTAGATATATCAAATATAGGGTCGGCCCGCAATATTTCTATAAATGGCCCCTTTTCAATGTTTACTAACCTTTTTAATGTTCGAGTTTCAGATTCATAATCTTGTAAGAAGTATGTAATTAAAAATGATGATAAATCATAATCAATAACCGATGGAATTGTTGTAATTATCAAATTGGATATATCATTTATATATTTATCAAAGCTTCTATACGGTGGATCCGGTTCTATGTATTGTTCATACAAATTTAATTTATAAATATTTTCACCATAAGAGAAATCGTGTGTAAACGGTTTGCCCACCTGATTATATAAAACAAAAGAAATATCTTCATTTATGGTATCAGGTGAGCAATCATCTGTGTAATGTAAACATGTATTCATTTTATTGACTATACCAGATGATAAATCTAATTCAAGAATTTCAATATCCTTTTCCTCCCCCAGTGTGCCACTACGTAGTTGAAATATACCCGCATCGGTTTGTTTTACTATTATTCTAACAGTATTAAAATAATAGTTATAGTTATATTGCTCACCTGATACCATAAGTTCATCTGTTTTATAAATAATACCAGTTGTATTATTTTCATCTACATAAATTTTTGAATTTAGGGGAATTTGGCTATCCCTATCCGTTGCTTCGTTATTTCTTAAAGTAATCGGGTTATTTGGGTTAACATTATAAATAGTATACACACCATCATATATCCCCAGTCTTTTCAATGCATTTTCTTTATTATTCAATTTTTTAGCTTCTACAACATATTTTATACATTCATGATGTCCATTAGAGGATGTGATTATATTATTATCAACTATATAGTTACACTTATCATCATAAGTAAAAAAATCCGGTTGTGAAATTTCCCCAGAGAAGGATTTAATAGATATATTTTTCCCGGACCAATTATCATTATCATTATATACACGAATGGTAATATCGCCATAAAAATATCCAATACCGCTACCATCGAGTAACAAATTTAATTTATTGTCCGGATTATTATTAATATCATTTGAGTAGATAATGCAATTTAAATCATCATACATGGGAAACACATTTGAGCTTAAATCTAAAATAAAATTGTCGTTTACATCATTCAAACTATAATCTGTATTAGCATAATCCCCAATTCCAGTTAGTATAAATGGATATCCATTTGAAAAATCTTGAATAGCTTCAAACTGATATATTTTACCTAACATAAAATAGAACTGAGTACTGCCAACTATATCTATATTACTATTATTGGAAGAATGATTCGATGCATTGTCATGAATATTTATCAAATTGTATGATTCGTCATAAAATCTGTAATATTGATTCGCACTTTCCAAATCAGTTCCAGACGAAACAAAATCAGTTCCAGACGAAACAAAATCAGTTCCAGACGAAACATAAATTTTAATAATACTTGAAGTGCTACTATTGTAGTTTAAATATTTCCCGTCCGAGAGTTTATTATTTTCAAGATAAAAACCGATAGGGTACAATTTAGGTATGTTTTTAATTGTATATTCTGTGCTTCCAGTTTCAGACAAATATCTACGGTACTTTAAACTCGTATATTCGCCGCTTATACCCGTATAAAAATCATCATTAAAAATGTAAAATGGGTTACCCGATTCATCATTTTGTATTCTAACCGTATTATTTAATTTAAAACACACTTTATCATCCTCCAGGCTCATTATTAATAATATAAATTATTAAAAATATATTATAAAAATATATTAGAAAAATATATTATAAAAATATATTAGAAAAATATATTAGAAAAATATATTAGAAAAATAAAAAAAAAATCATTTTTACTAAATTTGAAATAAAATTGATATAAATAACAGGTTTAAAATCATACCTACATACATAAAATATATATGACAAGTAATACTGAATATCTTGCTAATAAATATCAAAAAAAAACCGATAAGCAACATATTCTAGATAATCCAGATACATATATAGGTTCGGTTGAAAATATCGACGAAGACACATACATCTTTAATAATAAGTTGAATAAAGTTGTTGAAAAACATATTACTTATGTGCCTGCAGTATATAAACTATTTGATGAAGGAATTGTTAATTGTCGGGATCACACCATTCGCATGAAGCAATTGATTAAATCTGCGCCCGGAGAAAAAAATTACCCAGTCACTAATATTGAGGTTACAATCACACACGATGGAATAATTACTCTATATAATGATGGCAATGGTATTGATGTCTCTGTGCACCCGGAATATGAAGTCTGGATTCCGGAACTAATTTTCGGCCATCTACGAACATCAACTAATTATGATAAAAACGAAAAGAAGACCGTAGGTGGTAAGAACGGTTTTGGTTTCAAATTAGTTTTAATTTGGTCTACTTGGGGTAAAATTGAAACGGTGGATCATAAGACCGGGCAAAAATATACTCAAGAATTTCACGAAAATCTAAAAACAATTGATAAACCCAAAATTACCAAATGCAAAGGTAAGCCATATACTTCAGTAAGTTTTAAGCCCGATTACGAAAGACTAAAGATTGCGGGTATAAATGAGGATTTCAGATCGCTTTTATTGAGACGGGTTTATGATATGGCCGCAGTCACTGACAAATCTATTAAAGTGAAGTTCAACTCTGAAAATATTGATGTTAAAAGTTTTATCAATTATGTAGATTTATACATCGGTGATAAGAATACAACCGACCGAGTTCAAGAACAACCGAACGAGAGATGGGAATATGCGGTGTGTATTGCTCATAAACAAGAATTTACGCAAATCAGTTTTGTAAATGGTATTTTCACATCTAAAGGTGGGAAACACGTAGATTATATTACAAATCAAATAATTCGTAAACTCACTGCTTATATCAAACAGAAGAAGCATATAGATGTTAAGCCAGCTGCTATCAGGGAACAATTGATGGTTTTTATTAATTGTACTATTGAAAATCCGGCATTTGATAGTCAAACTAAAGATTGTCTTAATACATCCGTCAGTAATTTTGGTTCTTCCTGTGAAGTATCTGATAAATTTATTGAAAAACTTGCAAGAATGGGTGTAATGGCAACAGCATGTAGCATAACAGAAGTGAAAGAAAACAAAGCTGTAAAAAAAACAGATGGAACAAAAGTTAAAAATATTCGGAATATTCCAAAATTAGTAGATGCTAATTATGCAGGAACAAGCAAATCGGCAGATTGTGTTATTATTTTATGTGAAGGCGATTCAGCTAAATCTGGTATTATTTCGGGTCTTACAAGTGAAGACAGAAATTATGTCGGTGTCTATCCAATGAAAGGTAAAATGTTAAACGTAAGAGGTGAAAGTGCTTCTAAAATATCTGGGAATAAAGAAATTTTTGAAATCAAGCAAATTGTGGGACTTGAACACGGTAAAAAATATACCACCGAAGATGTTAAGACTAAGTTGCGATATGGTAAAATAATATTTATGACCGACCAAGATTTAGACGGTAGTCACATTAAGGGACTTGGTATTAATATGATTGATAGTGAATGGAAATCGTTAATTGATATCCCCGAATTTATCGGTTATATGAATACTCCAATTCTAAAAGCAAGTAGAGGAAAAGAAACTATTGAGTTTTACAATGATGGACAATTTGACACATGGAAGAAAGATAATGACTCTTCTAAATGGAATATTAAATATTATAAGGGTCTAGGAACAAGCACAAGCAAAGAATTCAAGGAATATTTCCAAAAGAAGAAAGTAGTGAATTTTAAATCATCGGATAACTGTTCTGATTCTATTGATATGGTATTCAATAAGAAGAGGGCGCATGACCGTAAAGATTGGCTTTCTGATTACGATAGGTCTGCATATCTTGATACCGATAAATCATTTGTTACATATGAAGAGTTTATTCATAATGACCTGCGTCATTTCTCCACATACGACAATGACCGTTCAATCCCGAATATTTGTGATGGTCTTAAAATTAGTTTGAGAAAAATTTTATATTCGGCATTTAAGAAAAAACTACACACTGAAATTAAAGTCGCACAATTCAGTGGATATGTTTCAGAACATTCTGGATATCATCACGGTGAAGCTAGTTTAAACGGTGCGATTATTGGACTAGCTCAAAATTTCGTAGGCTCTAACAACATTAATCTATTCCAACCGAATGGGCAATTTGGAACCCGTCTAATGGGTGGTAAGGACGCAGCATCCGAGAGGTATATTTTCACACAATTGTCTAAGATTACTCGTGCAGTATTTCCTGAAATTGATGACCGAGTTTTAACTTACTTAACAGATGACGGAGATACTGTAGAACCCGTTTATTATATTCCAATTATCCCAATGATTCTTATCAATGGGACTAAAGGAATTGGTACCGGTTTTAGCACGGATATTATGTCACATAACCCTATTCAAATTATTCAATATTTAGAAAATATGCTTACCAATAAAAATAAACTCGGCACAATAGAACCGTATTACAAAAATTTCAAGGGAACAATTCTACCATGTGATAATAACCATAAATATCTTATTAGGGGAAAATACGAAATGATAGACAATAATAAAATTCGCATCACCGAACTACCACTAGGAACTTGGACGCAAACATATAAAGAATTTTTAGAAATATTGCTTGTTTCTAAAATCAAGTGCTACATTAAGGATTATTCGGATATGTCTACCGAAGTCAATGTTGAGTTTATTGTACAGTTTTATCCAGGTATTATCGGTAAATTATTATCCGAGAAGCATGATTATGGATTAGAGGGTATTGAACATTATCTTAAATTATCTACGACGCAAAGCACAAGTAATATGCATTTATTTAATCATAAAGGACAACTTACTAAATACGATACAATTTATAGCATTATGGAAGAATATTATAGCATTCGCCTGGAATATTATAATAAAAGGAAAGTTTATCTTATCGAATTATTGACCAAAGAATTAGTAACACTATCAAATAAGAGCAAATATATTACTGCTCTATTGAATGATACTATTGACCTTCGTAAAAAATCAAAAGAACAAATTTATACTCTACTAGAGGATAAACACTTTGACAAAGATACAGTAACCGGAAGTTATAATTATCTTATAAAGATGCCTATGGATTGTGTATCCGAAGAAAATATTCAAAAACTAACCAAAGAACACGATGATAAACAAAAAGAGCTGAATAAAATTACGAATTCTAAAATTCAAGATTTATGGCTTGATGAGCTAACAAATTTAAAAAGCATTTACAATGAGTTTTTACAGGATGATATTGTGACTGATATTAAAAATCCAACAAGTAAATCTACTCGTAAACCCGTTCATAAACCCAACTCAAAGTAATTAATTATTAAATACATATTAAAACCATGGTTTCAATTCTAATGTCTTATCGGATTTATTAGCATATATAGGTGCCGCCATAGGTTCGTACATCTTGCTGGAATCCTCTTTATATTTTAAATATGCGACAGCCTCACTATGTAGCGAATTAATACAAAATTTTTTTACATATTCATTTAAATCACTTATCTGTTGTGGAATATTGGTTGGTAAATTTTTAGAATGCTGATAGAACATACTTCTCATTACCGAGACAATTATATCTGGATCTTGATTATCTATCGTTATTTTACCATCCGATTTATCATATACACCTTTTCTTAATGCGTTTTGAATTATTTTAATATTAGCAGCAGAAAAATATGCGTCTGATAATATAGTTCGCTCAAATGTACCGGTTAAAACGTTACCATAATCAGAATTGGTAGTAACTGGTATTTTATCCATCATTGAAAATTTAGTCGAAATATTGGGGCCCAATATATTAACTCTACCGTTGGCGGTATTATTCATAGTATAATATTATTATATATAAAAATTTATATTATTATTATATTCTATAATATATAATACTATGAATCAATTTCAAAAAGTTGTATTAATTTCATCTACTATTATTTTGATTGTTTCTCTCATGTTTTTAGCATACTTTTTAACTAAATCTTTACATGAAGATTCTTACCCAGCTGTTATATCTGATTGTCCAGATTTTTGGGACGTAACACGGAATGAAGAAGGTGAAACTATATGTAAAAATACATCAACCATTAACCGACCGGCTGGCACATTCCGCGGTATTGGTGAAATTAAGGAATGTCGTCAAGTTCCCACCGGGAAATTTTCAGCCTCTGGAGATAACGACGAGAGTGTCTTATGTGAAAAATATGAATGGGCAAAAAAATGTAATATTACTTGGGACGGCGTTACCAATAATAATAGGGCATGCGATTTAGGGTATAATTAAAAAACTAATTATATTATTAATTATATAATAATATAATCTGTTTTTATAACTTCTAATCTAATTTGTGGTAAATTATCTTTGTTTATTTTTCAGCATCACTTATATCTCTTTCCGAATAATTATTAAGATAAATTATCTTTTTTCGTTGTTTTGGTATAGACACATTTACTTTTTGTTCAAATCTATCTATATTAGCCGTCATTATTTCTTTATATTCAGTAATTAATAGGCTCTTTACATATTCATATACTATTCTTAACACTTCTTCGCTACATTTGCCCACAATTAAAATGCTTCCTGTCCTAAATATCATATATGATATTTTTTGAATGTTTTTATCTTTTTTATTACAGTCTTTATAGTTCATTGTCTTACTAATGCTTACTTTATTCAAATTATCATAGTAATATACACATTGAATACCCGGATATGAACACGGATCATAGCAAGCGTGTATCTTATATTTATAACGCAGCTTATTAAATAATGCCTCTCTATTTATATAAAATCCACAATTAAAGTTTGAATTAATTAATACATTCTCGGTTTTGTCTTGGATTATTGATATTTTAGTAGTTAAAATATTACCAATTATACCTAAAATCTTATTTACAACAAGATTTAAAATTTCATTGTTTCTTGCGCCCGGAATTTCCAATTTAGCGGTATTAAATACCTTGACATGGATTTCTTTAAATTCGTCTTTATATAAAATTCGTAGGGTTACTACAAAACAATTGTAAAACGCGCTCTTCTCTTTTGTTCTTGTGTATATTAGATCCTTTTTACATAATCCTACGCTTACTTTTCTTACATGATTAAACTTAATTGTTCTACCACTAGGATTATCTATATGTTTAATAATTTTTGAATGTTTATATGATTCATTGTCAATTAATTTTTCAATAGTTTCTACGTGCTCTTTCGTTTTACACACTATTTTCATCTGTTTTTTTATTATGCCTTCTGTTTGCTCATCATAGTCTGTTATTGGTATTTTCCAAAATATACTATCTATGTCTAATTTATCTTCGGTCAAATAAATAATTTTAGTTTTAGTTGATATATAAATATCTGTTGCGTCCGGGACAGTGTTATCGCTACTATTATCTATATTTTCCCCTCCACTTTCCATAGTTAAATCTTCTGAATTGTCCAAAAAATTTTCCCATTCTTCATCTATAGACATATCCTATATATTCGTTATGTTTTGCTATTTATTTATTTTTTTTATCAATTTTTAATTAATAAAAAAAATAATAACCGATAATATATTATGAATATATTTAATAATGTCTATTTAATGACATATAGTTTTTTTTGTGATTTTTCCACAAAAGTAAGAGAATATGATAAATATTTAACCATTAACGAATATTTAAAAATTAAACGACTAGAAATTAAGAAGAATAATTAATTTCCTTTCAGGCAATAATATACATAACAGATACACAAATCTTCATTCTCCAGATTGTGTATGATATATTCTATCTCTTTAATTAATTCATTACTCAATATATCCAATTTATTATTCAGAATATATGTTATATAATTTTTTATTATCAACCGCTTGTTTAATTTATATTTGTTCTCTACATTGTTCAAACTTTTATTGAACGCTTGTAGATTATCTATTATATTCGTGTTATATAATCTTTCATAAACATTAGTGTCTAAAATATTTATTTTATTATTAATATTCGATTGCATAAAATTTATCATGCTTCTAATATCCGAATCGTAAGAATTTATTATATTATATATCGTTTTCTTTGTGATATTCATTTTCTCGTCTTTGTTTATTTTATTTAAATAATCAAAAATATCATTATCGCCCAGTTTGTTAAATCTTACTTTTATAAATTCATACTGCAATGAATTATCTATTTTGCTAATATAATTACATATTAAACAATATTTTATATCCTTATTGTATTCTTGCATTAAACATTTTAATGCTTGCTGGGCTATTCTTGTCATATAATCTACCTCGTCTAGTATTACAAACTTCGTTCCTTTGGAAAATAAATTATCCGACACCACAAAATTATAAATAGTATTTCTTATTATATCTATCCCTCTCTCATCTGAAGCATTCAAATGAATTACTAATGTTTTTGAGTCTTCATTATTTTGTTTCTTGTATTTATTAATAAGGTTTATTATTGTGGTAGTTTTCCCTATACCTGGGGGGCCATGTAATAATAAATTTGGAAAATTATTAGTATCTAATATGTTTTTGAATAATTTTCTATTATCACTATCTAAAATTATTTTTTCAAACACGTTCGGTCTGTATTTTTCAACCCATGGTATTGATTCCTTATTCATAATTAATGATAACTAACATATTAGTTTAATATGATTTTTTTATATACTCTATATTTAATCCTGTGGTAAACTTATCATATTAAAAAAGGATGTGTTACACCGATTTATATATGATTTTAAAAATATATATTAAACTAATATAAACTATAAAAGAGATACTAATATAATTATGTCCCTAAATAACAAAACTAATATACCACCCGGAACCCCTGAATTTTTAATTCAACCGCCTAAACGCAAGGGACGGCGCCCCAAATCCTATTATGAAAATCTTAAATTATTGGAAGCCACTGATAATAGTAATAATTTAGTTATTTATCAAGACAAAAAACCAAGTGTCCCCGAAAACAATGAACCTAAAGTTCATAAAAAACGAGGACGGAAACCCGTTGGTGGCAAGGTTGTGGAAATCAAGAATATATTATTTACTCAGATACCAATCCCAAATATTATTTTACATTTAAACTGTCAATTACAGGATGTTCAGGAAAATAATGATGGTATCAAATACGAAGCTACTTTTAATAAAATAGATAATTACGATTTTGAAACTAACAATAAACATAGCTCTCTTCCATATAACTTTATCAATAATCCCGAAGATAATAATACGAACTCCGAAAACGATATAGAAAAAAATAATGATATAATAATCACTCATATTGCCGAGAATGAAACTGACAAAGTTGTATCCAATATAGAAGCTATTGCGTATAAAAAAACTATTGCTAAAAAATTGAAGGAACTCTTATATAATTTGAAACATAATAATATTACCAATAAATCTGCTTGTTTTTGGTGCACTTGTCCATTTGATAATGACCCCATATATATACCAAAACATGAACGCAATGGAGTAATTCATTGTTATGGTTGTTTCTGTAGCCCTGAATGCGCCTGTTCTTATCTCATGAATGACAGTATAGATAACTCTAGTAAATTTGAAAGATATTCATTGTTAAATAATATTTATGGTAAAATTTATAACTATAATAAAAATGTTAAGCCTGCCCCATCACCATATTATCTATTAAATAAATTTTATGGCAACCTTGATATTCAAGAATATAGAAAACTGCTTGAAAACGAACGATTACTGCTCGTAGTCGATAAACCTCTTTCTCAAGTTTTACCCGAAATATATGAAGAAAATGAAGATTTTTTACTAACTGCTAAAATTGTATCCAAATCAAACACGATTAATAAAACAGTACCAATGAAAAGTAAAAAATGAAAAGTAAAAAATGAAAAGTAAAAATTTATTTAAATAATTAATTTAAATAATTAATTAATTTAAAAATTGTTTGAAATCAATATAAAATTAATTATTTAACAATAAGTAATAAAAATATAATGGTAAATCTTGGAAATCCAGAATTTGAAAAAGTTATCCAAACTATTAGTACCGATATTAATAAAACCCTTGTATCTAACCTCGGTGTTTATTTTAAAACTATAGATGATAATAATAAAGTTGTTGATCTACTAAAACCCATTCTATTGGGTCTACCCGAATATACTAAACTCAAGGGGGAATATGATGTAATTGTTCTAAAATATACCAATTTAAAGAATGAATATGATAATCTTAAGTCATCCAATGTTAAAAATATTACGATTGATATTACCGAAACACCAAAAAAATCCAGCGAGGAAACTGTAATTGTTGAACATGCCGAGATTGAAAAAGTTGTTGTTGAAAACAAAATTATTAATCCATCTGACAATGTAGGTCTTGATGATAGCGATGAGTATGGAAGCGATGAGTATGAAAGCGATGAGTATGGAACCGACGAAAAAGAAGAAGTATTATTGGTTCATAAGATAGTGGTCAAGCCAAATGAACCATTGGAGCCAGACACAGAAGAAGGAGAAGAGGAAGAGGAAGAAGAAGGAGAAGAAGGAGAAGAAGGAGAAGGGGAAGAAGAGGAAGAAGAGGAAGAAGAGGAAGAAGAGGAAGGAGAAGAAGAGGAAGAAGAAGAGGAAGAAGAGGAAGAAGAAGGAGAAGAGGAAGAAGAAGGAGAAGAGGAAGAAGAAGGAGAAGAAGGAGAAGAGGAAGAAGAAGGAGAAGAGGAAGAAGAGGGAGAAGAAGAAGAAGAAGGAGAAGAAGGAGAAGAAGGAGAAGAGGAAGAAGAGGAAGAAGAAGGAGAAGAGGAAGAAGAGGAAGGAGAAGAAGAAGAAGGGGAAGGAGAAGAAGGAGAAGGAGAAGGAGAAGAAGAAGGGGAAGGAGAAGATGAAGAAGAAGGAGAGGAAGAAGAAGTTGAAATTTTGACTGTAAATGGTATTCAATATTATCTAAATTCGACGTCTAATGATTTATATAACTGCGACGAAGACGATGATATCGGAGAGTATATTGGGAAATATCTCGCTGGTAAAATCGTTAATAAGTAATTGAATCATTAACTATAAATTAGTCTTGTTACTATATATTGTTAATATATATTGTTACTATATATACTAATCCGTTTACATATCATCAATCTCTATCTCTATTTCTTTATTTTTATTATTATCTTGATAATCTATTAATTGATTTATTAATTTAACCATGCGAATTATCTCTAATTTTGATATATTGTAATTTTCTAATAAGTACATTATTTCATTTATGTCGTGTTTTTTTTCCAAATTGTAAAATAAAATATGAATGTCTTTTTTGTCTATTAAAAAGGACTGCAGCAAATTATATATAAAAATATAATTATTGTATTCGCTGCTATATTTTGTTAAGATTTTTGTAAAAATAATATCTTCTATATTTATAGGTTTTAATAACTCATTCGTTTTCAGTATGAAGTTATTCTGGAACAATTTAATTATATAATTCATTTCTGTTAGTTGCCAAATTTGCTTTTGAAATATAATTCTATCGATATAATCACTGAATATATAATTTTCTAAAATTTTCAAATAAACTTCCAAATTACCACCATTTAATATCTGAATTATATTTTCATGAAACAATAATGATAATATTGTTCTGTCGCTTTCCAAAATATTATTTATTTTTGTGAAATCATATGAATTTTCTAAAAAATCTTTTGTTATGATTTTTATATTTTCATTAGTCTCACTTACATTTAAAGTATAATTCTCATAAAATTTTTTATATATTATGTTATTTTTTTCATAAAACAACAGTTTATTTATAGATATCAAATTATTATTTAAAAAATCCAAAATATTTCTATTGATCAATCTGTTTTCGATGGCCGAATATCTAAAAATATTAGGCAATAAATTATTTACTATATCCAATATTTGAGTGTTAGATGGATTTTTCAACTCAAATACATGACAAACTTTCATTAATTCCGATATTTTTTTATCGCTATTTTTGTTATTTATACAAATTATCGGGTTATTTGTTAAATTCTCCAATTTCTGTTTTTTTGTTTTCTTTATTCGTATCAATTTAATTAGAGAAATGATTCCGTTTTTATCACCATAATTCATCCCATCTATATCATCTATTACCACTACTATTCGTTTTGGTTTATTTGTAAATAAACTATGAACGTTTGAATTACTTAAATTTTGAGAACCTATAGTATCTATCAGTGATTTATTTCTTATCACGCTGTTATCATAATAAATAACGTCATAATTTAATTTATTTAATAAGTTTAATATAAATTTAGTTTTACCAATACCACTATCGCCATATATATATACGCCCCGCTTGTATTTTTCATCTTTTTTAAAATTCTTCAATATATTATCTATTTCAGACGCGATACCATTTCTTTCTAATATTTCATCTAAATCTATGGCTTCCATAATTAATATTTTTAATTTTATATTTCTATTATTGTTTTTAATAGTAATATAATTGTTATTTTTACATAATTATTAGTTTTCCAATAAAGCCAGTCTTGATTCCAACAACGAGAGTCTTGCTTCCAGAGTATCGTTTCTTGTTTTCTCCGCCTGAAATTGTCTATCCAGTTCTTGTAGTGCAGCCGTAGCAACAGTCCATATAGCATCTTTTTTTATATAAATAAAATCATCTACATCTTGTCCATATACAAATAACCTGGTGCCCTCAATGATTCGTCCTGAAGCATCAATATCACCTATTAAACCGCTCATATCTTCTATAATACGAACCGATGAACCATCTAAAATTTCCGCTATAGTTATAAATGCACGTTCATCGGTGTTGGTATAAACACACAATATCATAGAACTTATATCTAAATCGGCGGTGTTGAACCGTTCGAATGTAATAACTTGGCCCGATACATCAGCTATGTCTTTAATATTAGGTATCGTATCCAGACGCTTATTTGTAGCATATGGCAGAGTTTCACGAACTTCTTGAGCAATAAAGCCCCATACTGGTTCAAAACCCCTCTTTACGGTATCTATATAAGTATATTGCTTTGGTTTGAGTAATCTTAAAGTATCAAGGGCATAACCATCGCTTATATCAACTATATTTTCTTTAATGCGTATGTCACTCGCATAAAGGTATCCAGAAGTCGCAATAAAGGCTCTTTCTGTCGCTATTGATTGGGTTGTATAAATACTGAGTCCTTCCCCACCCCCCAAGACAAAGGGAGAGCCAGAGCCGATGCTCGTTTGGTCGTTTCCGTAATCCCAATAACGATTGTTTGCATTGGTGGTGACTGGTATGAGACCACTATTAATATTGCTTCCATTCAGATTAAACTGATAGGAGGTCCAATACCTGGTCATAAACTGAGCGCCCTCGCCAGTTACGTCGTTTCCATGCTTGCCACCAATTATTTCGAGACTCGCATACCCCGAATGCCCAAGTGAACTGAATAAACCAGCCGACCGACTAGACGGGCCAAGCTGTATTTTATCGGTAACACGCATCTCCTCTGCATATATTTCACCGGATGTAATCTTTCCATTCGCTGATATATCACCATCTACTTCTAACTTTGTTGTTGGATTTGTTATACCTATACCTACATTACCGCCACGATGCACCTTGAACCTCGATTCTATTACATCTGGGTTTTCGCTTGAACGGATGTCTCGAATTTCAAAAGCAGCATCGTCTCCATCGTCGTGAAAATCCAAAGCAAGAGTATATTTGTTGGTGTCGCCTATTTGTCTCAAATACGCCCAATCACTTCCCGTTCCTGCTTCCCCAAAAACAATAAATGTGTTTGTTCGGTTTGTAGCTTCTTCATGGTCCCAATCACCAGTATGGTATGAACTGACCATGTTTTCACCGTTGAGCTGAATAGCACCATTGACGACTAACTTACAACCAAGAGTTTCGTCAGTAGTGCCAATTCCAACATTTCCCCCCTTTATAACCATTTTTGTATTGTTACTTTCTTTAAATTCTATTTTTCCACCATTAGCAGTATTTACTATTGTAGTAACTCCCGTTGAATTTTGTAAAAAGCCATACCTGTATGTTCCTAAACCACTAAGCAAACAATCAACATGACATAGCCCCGCCCACTCTCCACCAAAACCAATACCGCCAACTACCATTTTGCCTAAATAATTTCTGGTGTCTTGATTAGGGCTAATAGACAAATTTCCATTCGCTGATATATTACCAGACGCCGATATATTACCAGACGCAGTGTCGACCACATCGGACACTGCCCCCAATTCGGTCACTAATCTATCTATATGCTGCCACAACGATCCCCCAGTCGCCGCCGTTTCCGCCGTTGCCGCGACCTCTGAGCGCGACTTAACCAGATTCCAAATTACGTAGTACACTGACCACAAATCTCCCTCTACCTCCCTGCCATCGTCATGCAGATAATCCGCTGCCCTAGGACCAATATTCGTAGCTAACTCAGCGATAGAGCCCCATATTGTCTGATACTCCTCACGAGGATTTCCCGCCTTCCAAAAACCAAAATCAGTGTACGCGTGCCGTTGGGCAAGGGATACATGCTGGTTTGATGGGAGTGGGGGATCACCATTTGGACGACTACCTCCAGTCAACTGCAGATCCTGAATGGAGCTCCACACTGTCCCGTACCCTGCAGGAATCGGGTCTTCCCAAAAACCAGTAGTTGGTCGTGTCCCAAGTTGATTTGTGACATTCGGGTAGTCGCTTTCTTGCATGTACCCACTAAGATCTGACGATTGTAAGAACGTAGTATCGGCAACTGTCCTCGTGTAATAATCACTAATATTAAGCTCTGACGATTTTACGAACGTAGTATCGGCAACTGTCCTCGTGTAATAATCAC